ATCATCACAAAATATTATACAAACACTAAATGTAATTTTTAATACTTCTACAATTTATAATAAAACTTTAGATGACGATGAATTAATAAATTTTTATTTAATATTTTTTAAATTAAATAGATTAAGAACTACTGATTTAACTATTTTAAAAAGTAGTTTAGATAGTTCAGATATATTTAATTCAAATATTATTGCAACTATTACTGGAAAATCTAATCTAAATATAACTAATTTATTAAAAACAAATTATGAAAAAGTATTTGTAGATATTTTATATTTTTATTTTTATTTTCATATTCTATTTATTTATGTAAATTTATTACCATCAGGATCAGGATCAGGATCAGGATCAGGATCAGAATCCAATAAAATAAATAAAAATAGTTATAATAATCATATAAATCAATTCATAACTGATTATATTAATAAAAGTTATTACGAAAAAAGTATAATATATGATGACCATATTAAAGAATTAAAAAATCATAATACTAATTTTTTAGAAGAGAAAGATAAAAATATAAAAAATAAAATTCGTGTTGATAAATTAAAAAAAAATATTGATAATTATTACAAATTATTATATTTTATAATAGTTATATTAATAATATGTATGTTCCTATTAGTTATTGTTCAAAAAAATAAAAATAAATTTTTATATACCTATATGATATTAGCATTTTTAATAATATTAAATATTTATTATTCAACAAATTTAAATATAGTAATAGTTGAAGAATTTAGTTCAGAAAATAATGAAAAAAAACAATTATTAAAATTAATAAAAGGATTGAGAATAACAAGTATTGAGAATACAATTATGGAAAAAACTAATGATAAATTAGTAAAAGAAAAGAAACTTTATAAAGATTTAAATAAAAATTTAAAGGCAGGAAATATTAGATATTTAGAAAAAATAAATGATTATAATGTGGATTATAATGTAACTAAAGAATTAATTAGTATGATAATGAGGATAATTATAGTATTTTTAATATTATTTATTATCTATATTTCAAGAGAAGAGTTACCTTTAATAATAAAAATAACTGGTGGGTTATTCTTATTATTTTTTGTTGGTTTATATTTATATTCATTAAAGGTGATAAGTAGAACAGATTATACAAAAAGATTTTGGAATCATAAGTTTAAATTTAATAATAATAATATTCACGGATATATATTATAATTTTTTAGCTTTTTTCCAAACATTTTGATTATCTGGATCATATTTATCAATATGCTTACATTTTGAACGATATATATAACCAGGACAGGAACACATTATTTCAAATGGTTTATTAGTTATTTTAGAATTATTATAATATATTTCATATTCTTTATTACTATCTGTTTCACTTGGAATAGTAATTTTAGTAATTTTTGATTTATTTTTTTCTGAATCATAAGGAACTGCTTCTTTCCAAGAATCTAGATTACTTGGATCATATTTATCAATATGTTTGCATTTTGAATGATATAAATAACCAAGACAATTACAAGTTATCTCAATTGGTGTATCAAATTTATCAGATGATACAAAAATAATTTCATATTCTTTATTACTATCTGTTTCACTTTTAATAGTGATATAATTAAAATTTAATTTAGAAGTCATTTAATTTCAAATTAAAAATTGTAATCATTTTTTATAAATATTATATTATAAATATAATGTCGACTATTTCTAAAAATTATATAAATATTACTGATAATTATATAAAAATTAGTGCTGATAAAGAAGATATAGATAAATATAAAGATAAATATTATATAGTTCAGAATAAAATTGATAAAAATAAAAAAGTTGATAATAGAAAAAATTATCAATTAATATTTGTTATAATTATATTAATAATAGTTTTAGTATCTGCATTAAAATTTAATTTTAATAATGAATTAAAAAATAGAATAAAAATACTACCATTAATTTTAATAATTTTATTCTTTTTAATTTACATGATGGATAAATTTTATATTTCTGTAGAAAGATTTACAGAATTTGATTTAAAATTACAATATAAAATTACTGTAACCGATACTGTAACCAATTATAATTTTACAGTAGAACCTAATTCAAATGCTGATTTAAATAGTATTAATAAAGATAAATATTATTTAACTTTAGAAAGTGATAATAAAAAATATCCAGATATATATATGTTAAAAAAAGATTTAACAAAAACATCTGGTTCTGATCCAACAAGTTATAATTACAGTTCAACTTTAAATTTAAAACACTTTGTTTATGATAATGATAAAAAAAAATATGAAGTGAATTATGACCATCCTTTAGAGGATGGTGATATATTTAAAGTACAATTTAGTGAAGAAGTTACAATTAGAAGTATAAATAAGAATTTAATAAATGAAGAAATAAAAAGTGAAGCATTAAGAAACCATGGAAATAATTTAGTATTAAAAACAAATGAATATAATGGAACAGTTGTAAAATCAATTTTAAATAAAAGTGATTTAATTTATTTATTGATTTATATAGGATTAATACTTTTATTATGGAATATTAGTGTAATAGATTTTGGTTTTAAATATAATGATAAATTATTAGTAGGAATAATAGGATTATTATTGTTATCAGGAATATATTTATATTTACATCGAAATGTAATAATAGTTCATACAGATACAAATAAAAAATATTTTAGATAAAAATGATTTATTTAAGGATAAATTAATAATTATAAAATAATGACAGAGATAAGAGAGAAAGTTAAAAATGAATTAACTAAAATATTAAAAAGAAAAATAAAACCAAAAGATATATTAAATATTGAAATTAGTATTTATAATAGTACAATAAATTATTGTAAAAATAATAATATACCTTGTAATTGGGAATCAGAATTATTTAGCGATACATATATTCAAAAAGCAATTAGTATTTATTCAAATTTAAAAGAACATAGTATTCATTTAATAGATGATATTAAATCTAAAAAAATAAAAGCAGAAAATTTAAGTTTTATGAAACCAACAGAATTAAATGAAAATATTTGGAAAGATTTACTAGATAAATATAAAGATAAATTAAAGAATGCATATGAAGTGAAGATGGTATCGATGAGTGATCATATAGTTTGTAGAAAATGTAAAAGTCGTGAAATAGTATATTATGAATTTCAATGTAGAAAAGCGGATGAAGGTTCAAGTACAGCATATACTTGTTTAAATTGTAATTTTAAATGGAAAAAAAATTAACGATTTTATCGTGGCTAATAAAAAAAATGATATAAGAAATTAACAAATTATAAATATATAATATGAGTTCTGGAACTTTGCGAGGTTTTAAAGATGATATTGATACATCAAAAATTAATATTGGTTCATTGAGAAAATTAGATAGTGGTGGTCAAATGGCAGGTGTTTCTTATACTAATGAAAATAAGCCATTTGTAATTCAGACCCCATTAATGCAGATTCCATATGATTTTGGAAAAGGATATAATGGTGAAAGATCTGATTATTTAACTTTAAGTTTTGGTGATTACAATAGTGAAGTTAAATTAAATAAATTTCATGAGAATATGAAAAAAATTGAAAAACATGTTATTGATCATGCTATTAAGAATAATGAAATCTGGTTACCAAGCACCGTTGGTAAATCACCAGAATTTATTGAACAATTAATGGAAGATGCTTTTAATCCATTTGTAAAACCAAGTGCAAAATATCCTCCAACAATGAAATTAAAGATTCCTTATGATGAGGAAAATAAAAAATATAAAGATATTACGATAACAGATTTAAAAACAGATGAAGAATATGATTTTAATGAAATCAAGGATAAATTGAAGGGTGCTTTTGTACGGATTTGTTTCCGTATTACAACAATTTATAATATTAATAAACATTTTGGTATTACAACAAAGGCTACTAAAATCAAAATTTCTTTTCCAGTAAAAGAAGAAGATGATTTTCTAAGTGATAGTGATGATGAAATTGCTATTAAAACTAAGAAAGTTGAATTAAATGATGAAATTGATAATGAAATTTTGAAAGAAATTTCAGATACTAAAGAACCAGTAAAAGATAGTGAAGAAGAAGAAGATGAGAAACCAGTAGTTGTTACAAAGAAAACAGTAAAAAAGAAAGCAGAACCAGAAGAATCTGAAGATTCTTCAGAATCAGATAAAAAGAATGATGATGAATCAGATGATGATTCAGAAGATGATGAACCAGTTAAACCAGTTAAGAAAACTGGTAAAAAAACAGTTTCAAAGAAGAAGTAAAAGTATAATAGCAAATAATATACTAATTGATATTCTACCAAACCAAGTAAAACTATCTGTTTCTATACATTTAATTGTATTTATATTATTAAATCCAAATAAAATTTCAAAAATTTTAAATATAATAGTATGAACTATTGGTAAATTAATAATAAAAAATAAAATAGCAGAAATAACAATTAGTCTAATTCGTTCTCTATCATCCATTTTTAATTATTTTTATATATTAAATTTCTAACCAATTCGGAGAATTAATATTAAATATTTTAGAATTATCAGCTAAAGATTTATATAAAATAAATCCATATGTACTTGCATCATTATCTTTTAACATTTCTAAAATCATAATACAAAATTTATAAACATAATCTGGATATTCATTACTAAAATCTGTACAACACATATAATGAGAATTATCCACATATTTATGAAAAGAATTTAATACTTTTACTATTGTTTTATAATCTAATGAAATAAACCATCTAATATCTGTATAATAACCTAATTTATCAAGTTCTAATGATATATCAGTATATGCGTTAATAGTTGTTAGCCATTGGTATTCATCGTCATCTAAACATAATTCTTTAATATATAAATAATGATATAATCTATCAATAGTTTTATTAGTTATTTTATTTTTAGTATAAGGATTATATTTTTTTTTATTATTATTTATATGATATAATAAAGATAAAGCTTCAAAAACATATACTTTTTTATTATCAAGTATATAAAATGGATATTCAATTTCTGTTATATCATCAAATGTAAAGATTTCGTTATCATTTATAGGTTTTCCTAAAATTGCACCAGATATTTTAGACATATATTTTCTCCATAATCTTTGAAATAATATTATTTTTCTTTTTGTTGATTTTAAATTGAAAATTAAACAATAATTTTCTAATTTTTCATGAATTTTCATAATTAATGTATTTTTTTTTAAATCTTTAAGTTTAAATCCAAAACCTAAACATAAATATAATTTATCTTTATTTTTAAAAAAATTTTGTAATATATAATAACGATTATTCATAAAATTATTATACATATATAAATATAAGGTAATAACATCTCTAAATTGGAATGGTTTATCATCATTAATATTACATTCACATATTAAATTATAAATTGGATTTTTTATATGAATATGATAAATACAAAAAGGAGAAGTCATTAGAGAAGTATTTTTACATCTATTAGAATTAACTTTAAAATCACGATATATACAACGATTCAACATTTATTTTTAATTATTATTTATTTACTTATATTTAGGAATTATAGAATTATAATGATTATTATTAATTCTTTGAAGATAAATATTATCTTTTTTAAATTCAAATTCCAGTTCTGGTAATCCAGCATTAAAAATTGTAGAACTATCAAAATACATTCTATCTTTACATTTAGATAAAAATATATTAATTAAACTTATATCAAATTCATTTGCATATGTAGCACTTTCACCATCATTATTAAAATCATCTGTTATATGATGTTCTTTTAAGTAATTTGAAATTATTTCTCGAAATTCTTTAATATTATTTTTGGAATATAAATCTAATTCTTTCAATCTACTTAAATTCCATGTTGAAGAAATTTGTGTTTTTAAAGTATTTTTATCTAATTGTTTTAAATATAAAAATGTATTTTTAGTTAAATCATCATCTTTATTATCCAAAACTTTTTTTGATAAAAATTCCCGGATCCATTTAACAAAATGATTTTCTGTTATATTTTCTTTTAATCCAGATCTTTGATTAAAACATTTAATAAATCTTAAAACTTGTTTAGTTTTATTTAAGTAAATATAAATTGCTCTATACATACAATTACCATCACCATCTGCTTTATTAACTTCATATTTATTATTATATTTTGGATCTTTTAATTTCTTTTCTCTTTCTAGATCTAAAAGAACATTATTAACATCATTAATAGAACTTGACGAATCCATAGAATCTTTTCTTTCTGAAGATTCTTCCTTTTCTGAAGATTCTGAAGATTCTTCCTTTTCTGAAGATTCTGATGATTCTTCTGTTTCTGATGATTCTTCTGTTTCTGAAGATTCTTTTGAAGATTCTTTTGAAGATTCTGAAGATTCTGAAGATTCTTTAGAAGATTCTTTTGAAGATTCTTTTGAAGATTCTTTTGAAGATTCTTTTGAAGATTCTTTTGAAACTTCTAAAGATTTTTTAACATCTAATGATTTCTTTAAATTATCTTTTAATAATTTTATATTTAATGGTATTAATTGTGATGAATTAATATAAGCATCGTAATCATAATATTTATCATTATATTTAATAACTTTAAAATCTTTAAATTCTTTATTTTTAATAATGAAAACTTGACCTTTAATTGTTTTTTCTTTTTCAATTTGAATTTCTTGTAAATGAGAATATTCATCTAAAATATTAGGTTTATAACTTTCTAAAGATTTATCTAAATTAATTGCCCATTTATAACAATCAACTTTATTTGTTTTAGAATGAATATTACAATCAAAAGAACTTAATTTTAAAATATCTAGCATTTTTTCAATATTAGCATGTTTCTGTAATGATCTAAAAATTACAACTTCATCAGTTGTTTTCGATTCATATTTTAATCTAAAAGTATCATTTTTCTTAATTTGTTCATTGGTAGCACTAGTTAAATATATATATGTTTTAACATTACGTTTATCAAGTGGTAAATCTAAATGACTACCATCTCTAACAGCTCTACCAATAACTTGTTTAATAATAGCCCAATTCCAATGTGGTTCCATAATTAAAACATTTCTTACATTCTTTAAACTAATACCTTCAGAACCACTTAATGTTATTATTAATATTTTTATTTTTTCACCATTAATATTTTCCTTACTATTAAATGCTTTTATTTGTTCATTTGCAACTTCTTTATCTAAATCATATATCATATAATTAACTTTTTCTTTATTTAAATTAAATTTAACTGTTGTTCCAGTTTTATTATACGAAACATTTGAAAACCCTAACATATCTAAATATACTGATAACATACCAACACCTTCTAATGTTCTAAATTGTGAATAAATTAATACTTTTCCTTCATTTTCATTTATATCTTGTATCATTTCCATATATTTAGCACTTGATTCTCTTAATAATTTATTTCTAGAATCTGGATCTAACTTTTCATATTTTTTTATAAATTTATTTTTAACATCTATAAGATGTTTCTCATATGCTATATCAACATCTTCATCTAATTGTAATTCTTTAATTATTTTTCTTTGATCAGTAGGATAATTACGTTTTATATCATTTGGAAATGCAAAATTACATACTGCTCTACTATAAGTCTTATAAACTGATGTTTCATCATCCAATGCATTTAAATGTTTCTTTTTTCTATTCATTTCATCTATACTGGATTCAATATCTAATTTTTCAATTAACTTATCAAATTGTGGATCAGATAGTTTAACCCGTTTATATATAGGTTCTAATAATTCAGGATAATTATCACCATATCTATCAAAAAAACTTACTAATCCCATAATTCTACGACTAATTATATCTTTATCTTTATAATCAACTAATTCATTTTTATCATTATAAATGTAAAATTTTTCTTTAAATTCTTTTTCATTTGTTGGAAAACAATAAAAATTTTCAACTTTAAATTTATTTTCTTGAAATAATTTAAGTGGAAATTTAGAATTTTCAAATTTAATAAAATATTTATCAGTTTTAACAAAGTTATCTGGTAATAATGTTAAAATAGTTTTATTACCTTTAACTTCTAATGTATCAATATATTTAAGATATTTTTTATCAATATCAATTTTTTTATTAATAGTGTAAGTAGTGATAGGACCTCTCAATAAATTACATAAATTTAATATTTCATATGGATTATTAATAATTGGTGTTCCACTTAATAATAATAATTTTAATCTTTTTGCCATCATTATATATTCATATAATGGTATTGATATATCACTTTTATTTGTTACTGTTCTAATAAAAGAATGTGCTTCATCAATTATAACTAAACTATCTGAAAATACTGAATCATAAATTTTTATATCTTTAATACCAGTTTTATCAATAAAAGTTATAGAATTACTTTTAATTAATTCAATTACTTTATCAACATTAATTTTATCATCTAAAGTCAATTTAGAATATTCAAATTCTTCTGAAATATCTTTTTCAATAATTTTAGGTAACCATATACATTTTTTTACAATACAACTTTTAAAATCAATTCCATATTTATTTTTTAATTCTTTAACATTTGGATTATTTACTTTAACCCATTTTTGTTTTAAAATATTTGTAAATTGTGTCATATTTACTTTACCACGTAAAGAATCAATTAATTTTTTAGTTAATCCATTATAATGTATAAATTTAATTCTTTGATGAATAAATTGTTTAATTTTTTGTTCAATTTTATTTTTTTCAGTTAAATCAAAATTTTTATAAAATTCACCATCTTCTGTAATTTGATAAGAACCTTTAAGATCTTTAGACCATTTTTTATTAATTTTATAAAATTTAAAATAACTGAAAGATAATAATTCTTTAATATAATTATTTTCTAAAGATGCTGGTAATATAATAAATATTTTCTTTTTTGTATTAAGAAATTGATTTAAAACAGTTATAGATGTAGCTGTCTTTCCAGTTCCTAATTCATGATACAGTAATAAACCTCTATAAGGTGTTTTTAAATTCATATATTTTTCAATTAAAACTTGATGTTCTCTAAATTTATTATTTAAACTTAAATCTTTAATTTTACTAGGATGGAATTGATTTTGAATATAATCAATATAACCTATTCTGTTTGGTAAAACATAAGTAGTCATCTTATTTATAATTTTGATAAAAAAAATCAATAGCTGTTTTATAAGCTCCATCAATTGTTCCAATTCTATCATAAGCTAAATATTCACCAATAAAATAAATATTATTTTTTTCATTGAATTTTTTTATTTCATTCTTCGTAATATTATCTATATAATATGAATATCCTTCATTCCATTCTTTATAATATATTTTTTTATATTTTTTTACATTATATTTCATATATTTTGAAATATAATCTAAAATATTATTTTTATTAACAAAATTTGTTTCATATTCTTTCACATATAATATATTATTTAATCCATTTATTATAACAATTGTTGGATTTTCTTTACTAAACCAGTATGTATTATCTGTATTCCAAAATATTTTATTAAATTCTATGGCAAATATTTTAATTTTACTATTTGAAATTTTATTTAATGTTATTTTTTGATTATTTGTTAATAAATAGTTAAAATAATTTTTTACAATATTTAATGGAACTGCAAAAATTAAATTTTTAGTTTTATATTTATCATTAATAATGAAATATTCATTTTGTTTAGTAATTTTAGTAACAGTATAATTTAATTTATATTTGAAAGTAACAAGTGGTTTAAAGATATTATTGAATCCATTTATTACTCTTTTATGTTTTCCATTATATTCATTGAAAACATAATTTGATTTATGTAATTTTTTTATATTAGTTCCATAATCTTCACCTAATATAATGTTAAGATCTTCTAATTCTTGATTAGTTAATTTTTTATTTTGATAAAATTTTGATAATAATTCGTATGGAACATAATGATCAATAACATTATAATTTTGTATATATTTATTTTGTTTTTCATAAAAATATTGAATATTTTTTAATAATGGAAATTTAGGAATATTACGATGAATCCATTTTGCACCAAATTCAATATTATTATATGTATAAATTCTTCCACCTAATCTATTTTCTTTTTCTAATAATAATATTTTATTTTCAGAATTTAGTTTATTGGCAATTGTAATTCCAGAAATACCACCACCAATAATAATATAATCCATTTTATTTAATATAACTAAATAATAAATATGAATATATTAGTACTTTGTGCTAATGATGAGACAGTTGAAAATCAACAATGGAAAAATTTTTTACCTAAAAAATATTCAAATTTAAAAAATAAAGTTTATTATACTGGATTAGATATTACAGAAGATGTTTCAAATAATATTCATAAAAAAAGTATAGCAAAATTTAATAAATATAAAACAGAACAATTTGATTTTATAATTAATGAATTTTGTATGGATAGTTTAAATATTGATATTTATAACTTAATAAATAAAAAATTAAAAACAGATGGTTATTATATAGATGTTGCTATGATTACTGATGAAATTGAAATATATGATAAAGATACTAGAGAATTAAAAAATATTTTTTTTAAAAAAGGTTCTGTAACTAAAGAAAGATTAGTAAAAATAATTAATTTATTGGATCCTCCAGTTAAATTACATAGTTGGAATGATTATTTATTTGCAATGTATCCTAAAAAAGATAGAAAAAGTCGTTTAAGACAATCATCATTAAAATTAGATCATTTTAGTTTTCAATCATTACGTGAAAATAAAGCAGCAAAAAATAAATTATTAAAAACTATAGCACAAAAAAAATCAGTTAAAACTTTACAAACAAAGTTAAGTAGAATAAGTGTAGGATAATTCCATTTCTGAAATTTTTATAATTAATTTAATTTGTAGAAAGTATAGTACTGAATATTTAGTAAATATAAATATACTAATATGATTAATATATAAACAACATATCCAAAATGCAATATAACGAAAAGTAATATGATAATTAAGATGTTTTTCATAATCTCCAGTAATCATATACTGTCTTCCATAATATATAAAATAAAATAAGAATGGATATAATATAAAAAAATAATAATTTTCATGAAGAATATATAATAATGTATATAATGATGAAAATTTGTCTGCCCAGTGATAAAAACTATTATGTTTATAAAAAAACCAATGTAAAAATGAAAACATTAATGTAATTATAAACATAGTTTCCATAGTATGATAAATAGGTATTAATAACCATAATGATGTCCAACAAAATACATTTTGATTTTTTTTAGGTAATTGAATCATTTACTGTAAAATAAAAGATTTTTTTAAAAAATATTTTAAAATAACTTTATAAAGTTTTTTTTATATTTAAAAAAAATATACTGGAAATAACTTTTGTATATGTGATCACTTTTTCAGAAAGATCTTTTTTAGAGTGATCTTTTTTAGAGTGATCTTTTTTAGAGTGATCTTTTTTAGAGTGATCTTTTTCAGAGTGATCTTTTTTTTAGAAAGATCTTTTTTTTAGAAAGATCTTTTTTTAGAAAGATCTTTTTAGAAATATAAAATATTTTTATATTTTAAAAAATATTTTATATTTCTAAAAAATATTTTATATTTTAAAAATTATTTTTATATTTTAAAAAATATTTTATATTTTAAAAATTATTTTTATATTTTAAAAAATATTTTATATTTCTAAAAAATATTTTATATTTTAAAAATTATTTTTATATTTTAAAAATTATTTTTATATTTTAAAAATTATTTTTATATTTTAAAAATTATTTTTATATTTTTAACAATCATTTAATAATACTGGTATTTCTTTATATCTAAAAAATAGCTATATTTCATAACAAATATTCTACTATTTTTTCTGCTTTTTTACAACCAATACAATCAAATGCTTGTAAATATTTAACTGGTTCTTCCCAACTACTTAAAGTATCTAAAAATTCTTTCATACTTTCATGTTCTTCTGCTATCTTTGAAGCTATCTTTGTATTTATCATTGGAATTTGACATAATTGTAATATAAAACAATTTTTTTTATCTATATTTTCTATTTTTTTTGTTTTTGTTTTAACTGTGGAAATATATGAATTATTTTCAGTTATAAATCGATCAGGAATATGTTCTAATTTATCATATATTATTTTTATAAATTTAACAGTTTCTTCCACAGAATTTGTAAAAATAATTGGTATCTTATCTCTTAATAAAGTATTTATATAAGCACTTGAACATTTATTATCTGAATTAAAAATTGAATCATTCTCAATTATAAAAAGAGATTTATCATAATTCTCTATTATACGTTGTTTTTGATTTCTCCATCTTCCATCTTTTATTGATGCCATTACATCACATATTGTTTTTCTTTCAATTAAAATATTACAATTTTGATTTGAAATAATAATATCTCCAATATCTAATTGTTGAATACAAATATTAATATCTTTATAATTATCAAATTCTTTAATTATTTTCTTCTCTCTGTTATCAATTTTAATAATAAGCGATGATGACATATTATATTATTTAATAAATACATTTTTATATAAAATATAATTACTATATTATTATATAATGCTTCTAAATTTAGGTAATACATGTGCAATTAATTCTTTAATTCAATCCATTAATTTAACTAATATTGATATTAAAAAATTTAATAAACCTAACAATAATACATTGTCCAAATCATTATTTGAATTATTATATTTAATTCAAAATAATCCAGATAAAAATATTAAACCTAGTAAATTTATTGAAACATTATACAATAAATTAACCGAATTTCAAAGATTTCAACAATTAGATGCACAAGAACTTTGGATTCTAATGTCTAATAAAATATTTGAAGAAACAGCAATAAATATAGATTTAAATAAAAGTTTTAGTAATAGTATTCATGAAAAGGCGTTTAATGATTTGAATAGACATAATAATAATAAAGATTGTTTATGGAATCAAATATTTCAAGGTTCAATAGTAAATATTTTAACATGTAAAAATTGTGAAAATAAATCATTATCATTTGAACCTTTTTATTCATTAAATATGACACCAAATATATCGATAACAGAAATGTTCCGTGAATATTTTAAAAAAGAAAATATAGAAAATATAGATTGTGAAAAATGTTTAACAAAAACTAAACATACTAAAATTGTTAAATTTTATAAATTACCTAAATTCTTAATTCTAAGTATTAATAGATATAATGAAAATAAAAATAAAAAAATAAAAGTAAATCCATCATTAATATTTAGTTCAAATATATTAATAGATAATAAAAAAAAGTTAGAGATAAATTTAGTATCAACGGTGAATCATTATGGAAGTATGAATAATGGTCATTATACATGTTTAAATATAAAAGAAAATAAAGTAATAGATGATGAAACAATAATAAAAACAGATTGTAATAATTTATTTAAAAATAATAATAACATTTACATGTTATTTTATAAGATTGATTTTGTTATCTAATTCTTTAATTGCTTCAATAATTAATCCCATCATTTTATTATATTCGATATTTAACATATTATTATTATCAATACTAATAACTTCTGGTAAAACACTTTCGACATCTTGTGCTATTAATCCAGTATCAAGTTTATCTAAAATGATATCAGTTCTTTTAAAAGTATATCCAGTTAATTTTTTTATTTTATCCAAAGAATTTTCAATAACTTTTAAATTAGTTTTAACACGTTTATCTGAAATAGAACGAACACCTTTAGTTGCTTCAATATATTCATCAACTTTAATATAACTATTAACATTTAATTTACCAGTTATATTTGTATCACCATCAACATCTAATGCAGTATGATTTATTATAGTTTTTTCATTATCTAAATTAACTATAAATCTCTTTGAACATTTTATATTACCATAAACACTTATCGTATTATTATTTACATTTGTATAACTTTCACCATCTTTTGCTTCTTTTATTTCTATTAAGGTCTTATTATCATTTGATGCAAATCTTACATTACTAAATATATTTATTGGAAATAATTTAGAATATTCTTCAATAATTTGATTAGAAATAGTATTATCATAAAATGAATGAAAATAATTTTTATATTGTTGATGAAAAAAGAGTGTGCTAGTAGAAGAATATATTTTAGTAGTATTAAATAATCGTGGATTATTTAATTCTTGATTAATAAGTAATTGTGAGTGATCACCAATCCATATTTTATTATTATTAATTTCTCTTGTCATATTAAATAAACCATATTCTCCTAAAGTAATTAAATTATTACCATATTCAATAAATGAGTTATCATTATTATCTTTAAATTTTAATTTAGAATCAATATCTACTTTAATATTAAAATAATTAATATAATTATTATTAAAATATAATATACCATTCAAAGTAGTATTACCATCTATATATATAATATTTTGTTCATTATTAGAAATAAGTATTTGTTCATTAATATTATTAGTTTGTCTAATTAAATCAGTATTTTGTGTAGAAACATTTAAATTATTTAATATTAATGTTCTTTCATCATTATATTTTAAAAATGATGAATCCAAATTAGAAATATCAACTAAATTAAATTTATTAATAGTTGTAGTTTTTATATTTTTAATACCATTTTCTTTACTAATTTCAAAAGCATCACCAATTTTTAAAAGATCAGTATGTAATATTAGTGTATCTAAATTACTAATATTTGTAATATTATTATTATTTAAATTTATATCTTTATTTATATTATCAATTTCTATATTTGAAATATAAGCTGTGTTTTTTACATCTAAATCATTTATTTTTAATAAACCATTCGAATTTATATTTGCAACATTTGTATTATTATAATCTAAATTTAAAAATGAAGGACATTCAATAATTCTTTCATTTTTATCAATATAATACATATATGATTCATTTAAAGTTTTTTCAAAAATAATATGAAATGTAATATTTAAAGTTATATTAGCGGTTTGTTCTAAAGGAATTAAATTACAATTATATGAAATATAATCAAAATTATTATTTTGTTGATAAATAAAATTAGAATTAATATTATTAAAATTAGTACTACATAAATCTAAAATATCAGTAATAGTGTTATTATTATTTTTATAAAATCCAGATAAAATTTGGATATTATAAATAAAATTATCAGTTTCTGAACTAACAGTTTCTAATAAATAATGATTTTGTATAAATAATAAATTATATTCATCATAATCATAATTTTGAAAATATAATTCAATACTATGATTACTATTTAATAAATTAGTATCATGATTAATATAATAAAAATTATTATTAATATTTGGATATAAATCAATATTTTGATTATTAAATATTGGTAATAAATTAAAATAAAATTTATAAGAACTAAGATCAGTTTGATTTAAATTATTATTAATAGACAAATTAAGATTTTTAAAATTAAGTGGTATTCTTTCAAAATTATTATAAATTTTATTATTTTGTAAATTGTAATCAATAGATAAATTAATTAAAGGATCTTTAATAATTTTATATTCTGTATAATTATCATTTCTATGTAAATCTAATAAACTATTATTACAATTTTCCCATATTAATTTAGAATGATAATCATTAACAATATTAAAATTTTTATTTTTACCAATTGTTAAATGATTATCTGGATTTAGATAAAAATTATGTGATTTAATTGAATTAGAAGTTATAATCATATCATTATTTATTAATATTGTTCCTTCATTATTAATATTCAATATATCATTAACTGATAAAATATTTGAAATATTATCAATATTTTCCAAATCAATATTAATAATATTACTATTAATATTTTGATTTCTGATAATATCAATATTATTTTGAATTTGAGGACTTGTAAATCTTGGTTCAAGTAATTTAAGTTTTTCAATAATAATATTAGAATTATTTGTATCAATATTATCAACTAAAATTTTATTAAAAGAAACAGTTTTATTAAAATTAGTTAAATTATTAATATTAATATTAGAATTTTCAATAATAATAGAATTATTTAAATTAATTAAAGAATTAGAAGTATTAAAATTACCATTAATATAAATATTACTTAAATTTGTATTATTAATAACATTAAGGTCTGTAAATTTAACTTCTTGATTAAATTCTACAAAATCTTTATTTAATTTAAATAATTCAATATTTTTATTTTTATTTTTACTATTATAACTATCATTACCATAAATAATAAAATTATTATTAGATTCACCAAATTTAAAATTATAGAATTCGATATAATTTTCTAAAATTTCAGTTGGATAAGTAGTTTGATCAACATTTATGTTAATAACAGATGTAGCATTCTCTGTAGTATTAAGGTTAATTTTAAAATCATCTAAAACCATTTTATATTATGATAAGTATTTTAATGTTATATAATGTTTTTATTGTAATTTAATTTGATAATTTTTTTTCTTATAAAATGTTAATCTTTTATTAAATCTGGTAGTAAATATAGAAAAATCATCAACAATATCAATAACTAAAGGTGTTATAATACGATCTTCTGGTTTTGATCTTAATATTCTACCAATACTTTGTTCAATATCACTAATTGGACTAGCAAATAATAATGTATTTAATGAAGGAATATCTAAACCTTCTGCTGCCATATGAGTTGTAGCTAAAATTATATCTTTTGTAGAAGATTCATCTAATTTTTCTTGTTTCATTCCACCAATATAATATCCAATGGTATAATTTATTTTAGTTTTGATAAGTAATTCATAAATATTTTTTAATAAATCTTTACGTTCAGATAATATAATAAGTTTTCTTTTATTATTCATATATTTATGAATAGTTTCTACAATAAATGTAATTCTGGGTTTATATTTAACAAGATTACTTAACATAGCAACAGCATTAATTTTATTAAATCTAGTTTCAATTTTTTTATATTGTTCATTATCATCATTATAAGTAATACATTCAATAATAACATTATTATCCGTTGTATTATTTATTGGTTTAATAACACATTTACCAATAAACCATTCAAATACTTTTCTTAACCCATCTTTTCTATGTAAAGTTGCACTTAATCCTAAAATATTTGGTGCGCAAGTTTTAACAAGAGCATTGCTAAATACTTCAGCACTACAATGATGTACTTCATCAATAATAACTAATCCAAAATCATTAAAAATATCTTGTGGATAATCTTTCATAGCGATTGATTGTAATGAACCAATAACAAAATCTTTATCTTCAATATCAATTTTAGATTGTTTAATAATACCAATTTTAGAATTAGGTGAAAATATTTTAACTCTTTCGGCAAATTGTATATTTAAAAAATCTTTATGAGATATAAATAAAGTTTTTAATTTTAATGTACAAGCAATATTAATTGCAATAACAGTTTTACCACCTCCACAACCAATAGATATAATTCCACCCATTTTTAATGGATCATTAATAGTTTCTAAATAAGCAGAAACTTGTTCAATTTGATGTTCTCTTAATTTTCCAATAAATTCCATATTAGGTCTAAATTCCCCAGTTCCTATAACATTTCTTTCAGGAATACCAAATTTTTGTAATCCATAATATTTAGGTAAATATAATTTACTTTCATTTTCTCGATATAAAACATATTTTTTATCTGGCATATGTTCAAACATAATATTTTTAACAGATACTGTTAATTCATTTTTAACTTTATTAATAGTTTCTTCATTAAATTCTTTTTTTTTTATTGAATAACCCTGTCTGGATAAAGATGTCATTTATTATTAGTTAATAATAGAATCATTTTTTAATTTATCTATAATTTTACAATAGTTATTATGATTACTTAAATTTAATGTAGTAGTCACCCATTTATCAAGTGATTTGTTATTTTTATTTTCTGTAATATAGTTGAAGATTCTATTTGTAATAGAATTTTTTATAAGATTTCTTAATTGTTTTTTAGTTAAAGAATCAATTTTAATATTATTTATATAAATATAATTTTTTATTAATATAATTAAATTATCAAAAGAATTATTTTCTAAATAATTATAAATAAAGTTATCCATATATTTATAATACTTATTGTTTTTATATGGCTATAATAACAGTTTATATTTCAAATGAATTTTTTAATGGTTTTAAAAGGAATGTAAATATAATAGAATTTTCTTCATTCAAAGAATTATGTGATTATATGAAGGATCAATTAATAAGTTATTTGAAATTGGAAAATTTAAATAGTTTGGTGGATAAAGCGAATAGTTTAGAGTTACATACACATGAATATAAATTTTATAATGATTTTAAGGTTAATGTAATGAATAATAAGGTGGATTATGTATATTTATGTTGTCACAAATAAAAATACTTTATAATAATAAAATGAGTGAAGAATATATTTTATATATAATTAGATTAATATGTTTAATATTTTTATTATTTATAATTGTAAATGAACAAATAATTAATCCAAAAATAAAAGAACCTATAATCCAAATAATAATTGCATTTATAGTAATGTTTATTTTTGTATTTGTGGATCCATTAGCAGGTTTTTTCATAGCTTGTGCTGTTTTTGTGATTTATTATAAATATTATGTAAAAACAGGAAAAAGTTTTGTAAAAACTTATGAACATAAAAAAAAAGAGATACCATATGGTAATTATATAACGGAAGAACATTTGGATATAGCTCAAAATAATATAGTATCAGATCCAAATAATGAATTAGTACCTTTTGAAAATGCAATAGATGTAAGTAAATTAAAAATATTTGGTGTGCAAGGTTTAAATAGTGAAATACGTGGATATGAAAAACCGTTAGATAATAACTTTATATTAGAAGATTAATAATTATTATGATAATTATTGTGATTTGAATAAACAAAAAAAGATTTAACACCAAAATAAATACATAATATTATAGAAATAAATAATACAGAAATATCCATACCGAAATTAATATTAAATTCTATATCTGAATATTCATTTTTATGTAATAAAGTATAAATTAAACCAATACTTGAATAAATTAAAAATATTAATCCTATAAATGCAATAAATGATTCATTAGATTTATTATATGATAAATATCCAAAAATACCAAATAAGATTGATATAATACAAACTATAATAATAATAAAAACATTACTTATATCTTTATTATTAAACGACATACTTTTGTATTATATATAATATTAAATATAATAATATATATTTAATAAAAAATTTGTTATTTTCAATAAATTCATTATTAAAATTTAATAAAATATTATCATAAATATTAGTATTAAATAAATAAATAATTACTATCATAATAGCGGTAACAAATATAATTTTAGGGTCATAAATATTATGAAAAGATTGAGGTTGTGACGGATATTTAATTTGTTGAGGATAATATGATGGTAATGGTGGTTGTGTTTGTGTTTGTATTTGTGGTTGTTCTTGAATAATAGGTTGTGATTGCATATTATCTAATAATTCTTTAACAACTGGATCATCAATATCAGTATTAGGTTGTGAATTATTATTAATAGGAATATTATCGATTGGTGTTGTTAATTGATTACTCATATTTTTTTTAACAGAATTATAAATTTTTTGGTTTCTTATACACACTAAATTGTTCAAACATTGGTAATTCTTTACCATTACATTTTTCTGGAATAACTATATTTTTATAACATGTTCCGTTAATTTTATATTTTTTATTTTTTTCTTGATGTAAATTTGGTGAAATATATTTAAAACAATTTTTACATACTGGTTTAAAAATCATTGCTAATCCAATACCAAATATAATGGATATAATAATATTTCCTTCTTTAGTATTTAATAATTTATGTACAATCATATTTATTTTAATATTTATATTTAATAAATGGATGTTCAAATAAAATCCAAACAAGTTTTAGACAAATGCGAAGCAATGTCTTTATTATGTATGAATACCTCTAATTATTGGAATACTATAAAAACATTTTTACAGTTTCCATTAATTATAATTAATGCTCTATTATGTATTTTAAATTCATTAGGAGAACAAGGATTTGATATGAAATTACCAAATATTGTAATAAATGGTATTTCAGTATTATTATTATCTGTTCAAAGTAATTTAAAAGTTGCCGAAAAAGTTGAAAATTTTAAAAATTTAGGAAATCAATTTTTATTATTAGCCCATTCAATTGAAGGAATGGAAGGAGACGATTTAAATAAATATAATGTAACAAATTTTGGTGAAAAATATGATATATTACAACAACAATGTAAATTTGAAGATATTCCAAATAAAATAAAAAAAAATGTAAGTGAAATTTTTAATAATAGAACTTTACCATTTCAATTAAAGAATTCAAATAATAAAACAATAACAATAACATCTAATACAGAACTTCAAGAAGTCTAATTATTTTTTTAATGTAAAAAAATAAAGGATGAATAATTATACTATATTATTGTCAATTGCAATATTTATTTTTATAGTTTCTTTATTTTTACTATTTTTCTTATTATTTTATAATAGTTTCCAGAAAAACAAGAGTAAAAAAAATATTTATAAACAATATGAAGAACCAATAATTACATATCCATCAAATAATAATAATGCTTTAAATAATCCTAATTATAATGAAACATCATTTGTTTTTCAACAATTAGGAACATTATCATCTTTAAATAGAGATAATAAATTAATCTTGCCATTATTTGGAAAACAAGAACAAAAGGATAGATGGACTTATTATACATTAACAAGTGGAGAACAACAATTAAGAATAGATATTGAACATAATAATAGATCTTGTATGAATGATAGAATAGGTTGTGATATGTTATATAATAATGATATAGTAAAGATACCATCATATGATGATGAATTTAAAGTTTCCCTTTACAAATATGCACCTCCTTTTTAAGTTCATCAATTTCTTTATATAAATCTTTAAAACATTCAACAAAAAGACTAGCTAAATTATTATACATAACACGTAATTTACCATCGTGTTTTTTAATAATAGCTTCTGGTAATATTTTTTCTACATCTTGTGCAATTAAACCACAAAATCTTCTTTGTTCAGTAGTATCATTACGATTAAATGTATATCCAGTTAGTTTATTAATTTTATCTTTAGGATCAATAATTTGTTTAAAATCGAACTTATAACTAATATCTGAATCAGTAGCAACATCTGTTGTTGCATAAATTTGACCACCTACCGTTAATACATTATCATTAATAATATCTATATTATTATTAATATTATTTGGTAATCCTATAAATGCTTTACGAATATGTAATAAATTTTCAGGTATATAATTACTAGTAGTTATATCTAAATTACAATATTCAATATTAAAATGTTGTTCATGTATATTACTATTATCTTTAATACCTATATAAATCTTTTCACTATTAAATATACTTTCACCAACTATTCCCCATTTTGTATTTATTATTTTATTTGATTTATCAAAATTATCTATTTCTAAATAAAATGTTGAATTATTATCAATATTACTAGAATTATATGGTAAATTAATATGATAAGAATTATCTATATTAATATTGGAATTAATACCAATATCTAAATAACCATTTAAAATGTTACTATGATTATCATTATTATATTGACACAATCTAATTTTAGGGTCAATAACTAAACCATTACATTTATTTATATGATTATCAGAATTATCTATCATATCTGATAATCTTTCAGAACTTAAATTAATTCCAGTTATACCTTTTTCTTCATAATCTTTAGTTTCTTTTTTTGAAATACCTAGAATAATATTATTATTATTAATATTTCTATTATCATCTAATCTATTATAAGGAGATATAACATAATATAAACTATCATTCTTTAAATTTAATGTATGATATACAGAATATAAATTTTCAATATTATTATTATTTAACGACATTCTTAACATATGAATATCATTATCATCTTCTATTCCATAATTTAATTTATTATATTCTTCATTTATATGTATAACTGCAAATGAATTATTATGTTGATAAGTTCTATCTATATCTTCATTTATTATTAATTTAGTTCTATTTTTATTATTTATTATGTAATTATTTTTAAAAGATCTATCCCAATCAGTTTGATTATTAATAGATAAAAAGTTTAAATAAGTTTTATCAATAAAATTTTCATTATAAATAATATTATTTAAATTATCTGTTTTTTCAAAATAAAAACGTAAATCTTTTATAATATAAGGTAATGTAATATCATCACCACCAAATACAAATCTATATTTTTTATATTTTTTTTCAACATTAATATTAAAAGACTGTAAATAAGTATCATAATGTTCAATAGATTGTATATTAGTTTCTGAATGTATTAAATCCCATTCATTATCATTAGATCCTAAAATTTTAAACTTATCAATATTATTTTTATTTTGTGCAGTATAATATTGATTCCAATTTCCTTTATATTCATTACCTAAATAATTGAATTCTTTTATTGAAAGTTCATAAAAACTAATTTTTTTTAATAAAACTGGTATTATTGTTTCATATTCAAAAAAATCTAAATATTCTTCATTACCATTATAATAAAATTTATAATTATTGATATCAATATCAATAAAATCATTTTTAATTAAACTGTATTTATTGTTAATATTATCAATTAAATTAAAAGAACTACCATATCTAGCTGATAAATATATATTATGATTTAATATTAATTTAAGAATATTAACATTATTTAACCAATATGCGAAAATTAATTCTGGATATGAATTAGGTGCAAGTAAATTATATGTTCTAAAAGATGGATGACTAATTTTATAATTATCATATCCATATTGAAAAATAGAATCTGAAAAATTAGAACTATCAATATTAATATTAGAAATAATAGGTTCAATTTTCACAGAATAAAATAAAGAATTTTGTATTTGAATATTAGAAGAATATTTAAATTTATTTAATTCTGGATTCCATTCTAAAACATTTGAATTAATAATTATTTTATTATCAACTATTAGATCATTATTAATCTCAATATTATTATCAATAATTAAATTATTAATTTTATTATCTTTATATATAGTTCCATTTTTATGTTTTAAAATTGAATCTTCATTATTTAAAGAAGATAATTCAACTAGATGTTTAATATTAACATCTGAATTGTAATGAACACGTATTGATGTTGAAAAATCATTTTCAAAAAAATATTCAACAAATGGTATATATAAATTAGATTCTGGATTTTGATAATTTTTATTATTTATAAAAGATTCCGATAAAGAAGCTGGATTAAATGTTTGTGTTAAATTATCAATATTAATACTATTATTATCTAATGTTTCAGTAATAATTTGTTCAAATAAACTATTTTGATTATTAATAATATCAGTAACAACAGATACTACTGTATCTTTTGATATAATATCATCATAAATTTTATTATTTAATATAATTTTATTTGTTGAAATTGAATTAATATTTAAAAAATTATTTAAATTCATATCAATATCATAATGATTTATAATATTATTAGTTTTTTTACTAATTTCAATATTTTTAAGATTAAGTGCAAGACTATATTGTGATTCTTCTCCAATATTATTTTCTCTTTTAATAATATTATTATTTTGATTTATATTCAGAAAATCATTATCACTTTGATTTAAATTAACAATATAATCATAATAAGATTTTAATAATAATACAGATTCAATATTTAATAGATAAGTATCTGAATTATAAAATTTATTAAATTGAATATCACCATTTAAATCATTAAAAAATAAATTTTCATATACTTTATATAAATTATTATTTAATTTAGAATATATATTAATTTTATGTGGAAATGTATGGTTATTTTCAAAAATCCATTTAATTTTTTCTAAATTAAATTTTTTATCTAATTTAATAACAATTATAACACCTTTAATATCAGATTTATTTATCGAAATTAAATTTTCATCAAAAAAATTTAAATTAGTTAAATTGGATTCAATAATATTATTTGTTTCAAAACAAACATAATTTCCAACATCATTTACTTTATTAGTAAAAATAAACGATGATGTATATATTTGTCCATCATTATCAATATCATTTTTATTTTGATTATTAATTGAATTAAAATTAATATTTTTTATATCAACATCATCATTGTCTTTACCAAATGAATAATTTAATAATAAATTAATATTATTATCGATATGAAAGTTAATATAATTATCATCATTTATAATTTGTTTAAAATGTAATTTATCATTAAAATTAGTTATAATTAAATTACTGTTATTATAAGTAGTTTCAAAATAACCAGAATTATTATGTATTGTAATTTTAGTATCATTTTCATTACTTTTTAAAAAAAGTAATTTAGAGTTACTAATATTTGAACCAATTATACTATATTCATTCATAGTTTATTTATTTAATTCTTTTTTTAATTCTCTATATCCTCCAAAATATTTTTTATTATGAAAAATAAATGGATAAGATTTAGCATCTGTAGGTTTAATTTCAGCAAGTTGTTCTGGTGATAAATGTTTATTAGTTTTTAGTATTTTATATTCAATAAAATTATCATCTAATAATTCAATAACCATATCACAATAGACACAATTATCTTTACTAATAACAACCCATTCTTGATCAATAAGATCCATAGTTAATAATAATTAAGATTAAAATTTTATATACTAATTATTGGATAAAAAGTAATCTACGTTAAAAAAATCTTTCTGGAAAAAAAGATCTTTCTTAAATTATTTTTATAAAATTATTTTTTAAATTTTAAAAATGATCACTCTTAAAAAGATCTTTCTGTGAAAAGTGATCACTCTGTGAAAAGTGATCACTCTGTGAAAAGTGATCACTCTGTGAAAAGTGATCACTCTGTGAAAAGTGATCACTCTTAAAAAGATCTTTC